CTAATCGCGACTACGACTTGGGCTGGTAATTTGACTGCAAGCGGTGATGTGGTTGGAAACAATTTAAACATTGCAAACTGGAATACCGCTTACGGCTGGGGCGATCATTCGGTTGGCGGATATTTAAATGCTGCTAATTATTACGCCACTACCACTCATCCTCTCATTTCATCTTTGCCCTCTCTCTCAATTACTAAATCTCAAGTCTCAGATTTTGGGATTATAGGATCAACAGGTCAAGTCGCTTATTTCAGCGGAACAGATACGGCAGTTGGAACTTCTACAATTAATATTGGAACAAATGGTAGCGTGGGCATTGGAACTTCCACTCCGAACAGCCTTTTTGGAGTTAATGAATTAATAGATTTTAGAGATGCCGACTGGAAAACTCTTATTGGCTATCAAGCAGGTAAATATGACTTAGGACAATATAATACTTATTTAGGTTATCAAGCAGGTTCAGCGAATAATGCTACTGGGAAAACTAATGGAGCTGATTATAATACAGGTATTGGTTATCAAGCCCTCAACTCCAACACCACTGGCTACATTAACTCAGCAATGGGCTATCAAGCCCTTTTATCCAACACCACTGGCTATAGCAACTCAGCAATAGGAGCAGAAGCCCTCAAATCCAACACCACTGGTTTCCATAACTCAGCAATGGGCATTTATACCCTCCGCTCCAACACCACTGGCTACCACAACTCAGCTATGGGAAATTACGCTTTCCAAACCAATACCACTGGCGACTACAACTCAGCAATGGGAAATTATGCCTTTTTCTTCAATTCTACTGGCAATAGTAATGTCGGTTTAGGTTATCAGGCGGGAAGATATGAACTAGGCTCAAACGCTTTTTATGTAAATAACCAAGATAGAACAGACACCGCAGGGGATAAAACAAAATCTCTCTTATATGGCACAATGGCGGCGTTGGCGGCAGATCAGACACTTATAATCAATGCCGGTAAAGTTGGAATTGCTACAGGAACGCCCGCTATGCAGTTCAGCGTTCAGGGCGATGCTTTGGCTGATAGTTGGAATGTTTACTCAGATATTTATCAAGGTGACGCTCTTACAAAACTAAGAGGCATAAAAGCGGAAAAGGGCAAAACTGGCGATTGGGTTTCGGTTGACCATAATTCTTTACCAGAAGGAATACTTAAAAACAACCCGATAAGCAATTATGAAGATTTTTACGAACCAATTCAGAAAGATATTTTAACAGAAACCGCAGACGAATTAGTGTTTGGCGGATTAGCCACCACCACCATAACCGAATACAAAAAAATTTCCGACGGGACTACAATTTCGGAAACTGCGTATAATAAATTACCAAAAGCGGAAAAAGGCAAAACAAATACTTGGACATTGCAAACCATGAGTATTAGCGGACTGGCACAAATGAACACAAAAGCAATTCGAGAATTATATGAAATCAATGTTAGCCAAACCGAACGAATAGAAAACCTTGAGGCGGATATAACAAAAATTTACGGTATGTTATATAATAATTGTGTTTGCGAGTTTAACAAATAGAAAAGTAAAGGGAGTGGTGAGGCCTGACTATGAAGCCCCCACCAAATCCGCCCTCCCTGAACTTTGATTTTATTTAAATGCTTGTTCCTGTGTCGCGAAGTCTAATAATAGGAAACCGTTAGGCGGATATTGGGGGCGAATAGGCGGGCCTCACCGCGCCCGTGCTGTAACCACAAACAGTTTTTAATAAATGCCTTAAAAACGATTATGTCTTTAGAAAATGTTATAACTATTATTTTATTCCTATGCGGCGCTATCGGCGCTTTGGTTTTTATGGTTTACAAAATTTTAGCTGTGCGTATTGAATCTATAACTAAAACACATAACGATTTGGCCGTTAATCTATCGTCTATTAAAACAGACATAAGATGGATTAAGGACAAATTAAATAAACTATGAAATTTTTAATTCCCTTTAGGGATCCGGACAAATACCCGATCACTCAATTATTCGGGGAAAAATTTTTATACCGCGGTGAGATAGTAACCCACAAAGGCGTAGATTGGGCGGTCCCAAAGTTTACAACTCTGCTTGCCCCCTTTTCAGGCGAAATTTATCGCGTAGAGAAAGAAAGGACTACAGGTTATGGTAAAACTGTCTATATCCGCTGTAAGGATGAAAAGCTGGGTAATGTTGACGCTCTGCTGGCTCATTGTGAAGAAATAATCGTCGGTGTTGGGTCTAATGTCAAAATGGGCGACAATATCGCTCACAGTGGCAATTCTGGCTTTTGGATTGGCAAAACCGGCTATCATTTGCATTTTGGTTTAAGAATCAACGGTATTTATGTGAATCCTCTGCCGTATTTTAAAAAAGATTTTACAGAAAATCAATGTAGTCTTTTCCCTGAAATGGATGACCCGGCGAAGTTGAAAGCGTTTCTCGGCGATTATGTTGTCAAAGACGGCGACACGCTCTGGGCAATAGCGAAATTGTTTTATGATACAGGCGCGCATTATGTAGAGATTTTTAACGCTAATCAGGATATACTTAAAAATCCAAATAAGATTTATCCCGGTCAGATTTTAAGGATTCCTGTTTTAGTGAATAAAGGTTTATGAGTATTTATACATTTTTAAGATTTGCGACTGTTCAGCGCAAGGATCTGTTGCAATTTCAGCTTGAAGTTATTTGCACAAGTTGCAAGCGCCGCGGCAAATTGTGGTTTTTTAAGGATTATAAGATGTCCGCGCATTCATGCCCGAATTGTTATAAGAAAAAATTACAGACTCCGGTTTGGTTAAACAAACATCAAGTAACGAGCGTATTTATAAATAAAACATTTTAAAATTAATTTTATGGTAAAGAAAATTTATCAATCAAAAACAGTCTGGGCCGGAATAGGAACTGTAGTAACCGGTATCGGACTTATGATTTCCGGCGAGGCTGATTTGCAAGAATTTATTATGAGTGTTATGGGCGTTGTTTTTATCGTCTTGCGAATTGTTACAAATAAGCCGATAGAATAACAGTAACCGTTTGGCCAATCGGTTACTGTTATCCACAGTTTTACGCTTGCAATTATTTTTTTTGTGTGCTATAATTATAATTGAGAAGTGGGCAAGTGGATAACTATGTGAAATTTATTTGCCATAAAAGTCGCGCTTCTCGTGACTTTTTTTTAATTTTAAGATTATGAAATATCCTGACACATTAAAAATACATCTCATAAACCCTAAAAAGAAAGTGGCGCCGGCAACCATTGTCCGCCTAAAAAAATTCTTTTTAAGTTTTAATGATATTGTAATAACTCATTCCTATCGTGCTGGGTCCGGCATAGAGTATTCATTGGTAGATGTTGAAAAATGGGCAAGTGGCCGCGTTGTCGTGACATTAGCGCGTAAGGATGAGGATTAAAACTATGTCTAACAAAAAAAATGTTGACAATGGCCATAGACGACACAAATGTAGTATATGCGGACGGGTGAGAAATGAGGAACTTATGGAAGTAATAACAGTTCCTTATTCATCCGGTAAATTGCATACAATAAAAACTCGTTATGGCAATATATGCTGGGTTTGTGTTGACAATCCGGATTGTCAACATAAAGCATTAAGTTATTCTGTTTATTAATTTTATGAACAAATATTCAAAGTCGTGGCGTGACTATAATAAACCGCCAAAGCAAAAAGTAAAAAAAGAGAGAAAACAAATGACATTATTTAATTTTCTAAAAGGTCGATCACTTACTAAAGTATAATTGGGTTAAGAATTGGAGCAGGCAAACGGCAGATACCCAATCACTGTCGTCGCTTCTCAAGGGTTGCTGGTCTGACAAGATTTTCTAATAAGACTTACCAATCCTCTCGCCTGCTCCAATTCTTAAAAGTTTTTATGACTGATAATTTAATAAATCCGGAACAGAAAATGGAGCAATTAAAACAGCGGCAACGAGGCAGTGAAACAATAGAGGCCGTGCCGCCGATATGCCCATTTATGTCTACACCGGATCAAGAAGTATCATGCACGCCACGCTGTAAATTATTTCGGAAAGCGCGCCAAGGATATGAATGTTATATAATGGAATTACAGTCAATCTCGTGGAATACAAGGAAAGGAAAAGGCGCGCAACAATATCAATAGAAAATTTTAAACATCGCTTTGTTCTATTGACAAGGCGGTGTTTTTTTTGTCATAATAACTGTGGATAACATTTTTTTTAATAATTATTTGCCAATTTATTTTATTTAATTTTAGCTAAATTTGACAAATTAAAAAAATCCTATTAAACTTAACCACACGACACTTAGTTACTTAGTAAGAAAGTATCTAAGAAATATAATTACTCTCTCTCTTTTCTTAATCCCTTAGGGAAGGATTTACTCTCTATGTCACAACACGAAAAAAAAGAAATCACTTCAGAACAGGAAAATTCCGTAATGCTTGAAATCAAAACTTCTTGCGACGGACGATGCAACATTTGTAATTCTGATCACTTACTAACAATTCACGAACTAAAAAAAGCAGGTAATATTTTGGATAACATAGTTATCATTATGCGCGATAAATATAATTGCGCCGTTTCTAAAGCATCGCTCTCGCGTCATTTCTCAAATTACGAAAAACATAAGCGGACGCTTTCGGCTCAGATTATTAATAACGATTTAATCGAGCAGGCGACAAAACAAGCCGTGCATACAAAAAAACTCGTGGAATTAATTGACGGAGCGTTTGAGATTTTGAAGGCTCGAATGCAGGCTAATACATTACACTTTGATGTTTCGGATTTGGACAAACTTATGAAATTACGCTATCAAATATTATCAGGGCAGGACACGGATGAGAAAGATTTCCTCGCGATTTTTCAAAAAGCTTCGAACAAATACGGACTTAATCTACAGCAAGGTGTTCTGTTTAAGTAAAAAAAATGGGACTACACTTTTAGGACGGGGCAAATATCTTGCAGAAACACAAGCCGTTTTCCCGTCCGCATTTGCACCAATGTTTTTATTATAACGAACACTCGTCTGGCGGCAGAACATACTTTGCAAAAACTCTTTTCATTATTCCGCCAGTGGTAGGAACATTTTAAAATACACGAATAATTTAATCGTGTTTTTTTTCGGGCGGGATTTGGTGTGTCTTTTTAAAACCCTATAGTTTTAAAAAAACACGCCAAACCTGCCCGAAAAAAAAACTCCTATATACATTGCCGATAACTTCTAACTTTTGAAACGGAGACGTCCGCTTACGATTGCCGTTGATGAGCGTTAATCATTGAGGCGGTGAGGTAATCGTTGGTTTTTACGAACATTACAGACTGCTTTTTTTTTCGCACCCCCTAACCTTTGAGTAGTGTCTAAAGTTTTTAAAATCGTTTGTCATCGGTTAGTGTTCAAAGTTTGAAAAAAGGGGGTGTGTAAAAAAAGCAGCTTTCTTTTCAAGTCCCATTTTTTTTTATTCCTTTGGTTTTTTTTCTTTTTAAATATCTCTTTCCTTTTTTACTCCTCAAGCAAGAAAGAAAATAACGGAGCAAGTGAGTGTTGTTTTCCGCAGAAAACAAGTCTCGCTTGCGGAGTTATTTTATTGATTGCGCTTTTCTTTAATCAGGAGGTCTGCCTCGAACATTTTAAAATCACTATCGCAGAGCGAGAGAAAGAAAAGAGAGAGATAAGTTAATTAATAAAAAGAGAGTAGTAAAATGTTTTAAATTTTCGCAAAATTTCTAACATTTTACTTCTCTCTTTTTTTCCTATATTTATTTATCTCTCTCTTTTCTTTTTCTGGCTCGGTTATACTCCTCTTTCTTTTTTAATACGAAAGCGAGCGGAGCGAGCGTTATTGTGCTATACTCAAAATATGTCTACGGCTAACACAATGCAAGTCATTGCTTTCTGTTTAAAGCAGATCAATGAAAAAAAAGACTGGAAACCTTTTGATGATTTAGTGCTTGGTCATTATTCTCACGACAATCAGTTGCGTTGGCTTTCAAAATCTCTTTATCGCGAAAACGTTTTACATCCGGGTAATGGCTGGGGCAAGACTGATGTTATCGCGAAAAAACATCTCAAGAATATTCTGTTTCATTTGCTTGACGGACCAAAGTATAGAACATTGAATGTTGCTATAACTTCGGAGCAGTCAGAAATAGTTATGGAGCGGATCATTGATTTAATCAAAGGTTCGCCGCTTTTAAATTCTTGGCTCATTGATAAAAATAGCGTGACTAAATTTCCTTATCCTAAAATCAAATATACAAACGGCGCTATTTCAGAATTTAAAACAACAAAGCGAAAAGGTGAAAGTATTGAGGGTAAAGAATATGGCTACATTTCAGCTGATGAAATTGCGTTAGAAATGCATTTGGAGTTTTTGCGTGATAAAATACTATTGCCGAGAATTAGAAAATGGAAAGACAGCCAGCTTGATTTTATGGCTACGCCAAAAGGAATGAATGCTTACTATCGCGTTAAGTTGGATGTAGAGCGCAAAGGCGGTTATGTTCAAGGCGGTTCAGCTTATGAAAATCCGCACATTGACCACACGCTTTTAGATTATCAATGTTCTACTTGGAGCGATGCAAAGATTAATCAAATCATAAAAGGTAAATTCATTGACACGGCTGAGATGATGTTTGCTTCTCGCATTATTAAATTGTTTGATAACAGTTTAGTATTGCAGGACGGCGTAGACAAAGGCAATAGATATCTTGAGGGTTGGGATTTAGCGCGTGGCCGCAAAGGTTCAATCTCTGATCAAACAGTTGGTTATAGATTAGACATTACAAAATCACCGGCTATCATTGTTAAGCGCTGGGGCTTTCAATTACCTTGGACTGAGAAAGGCAGGCAGAACATTAATGCTCAGGATAGAATCGGCGAAATAGAAAAGTCGTCTATTGAAAGAGAGATTAGAACAGCCCATTACGAAAGCAATGCTGATGTGTTTTTGGATAGCACGGGAATTGGCGACACGCTTTATGAAATGCTAATGGATATCGCAAAGCCGGTTGATTTCAGAGGCGGTAATAAAGATTCTATTCTTGACCACGCGCAGGCGGTGATTGATGCCGGACTTTTAAAATCCCCATTCATTCCGGAGCTTGCTGATGAGATGACAGTTTATCAGCGCGCCGATCAGAACCTTGACACTGATAATGTTATGGCGTTAGTCGTTGCTTGTCAGGGTATTAAACTAAACAGGAATATTAAATATGGCACAGAGGCTGGTTAGTGTGTTATACTGTTATTATAACTGTGGATAACTTATGCCTACATTTCGCAGACAATTAAAACAATACAACACAGACATAAGGCGCGGACTGATTAAGCAAATGCGAAAGGATATGATGTATTTATTAAAGCCCTGCCCAAAGCATTTACCCAAGTTTATTTGGATGTGGCTTTTAAAGAAATTATTAAATTTAAAACCTGAGAGTATAAATATAAAACAATGAAACTATTAAATCTATTCTTTAAACAACAAGAAGAGCAAAGACAAAGCGAGAACACTTTAAGTATTGCTTACACTTCAGCAAAGAAAAAGATTGATGATTTTATAAAACTAACTAAGCCGGCTAATTCAAAGCGTTGCAATCTGTTTGATAATTTAATGACTTTTGTTTTAGATGGTGAGCAATGGACTAATTCAGAGGACAAAGATTTGGACGGCGACATGGCGTTGACTTTTAATTTTTCAGAGAATTATGTGGATAGATATATGGCTCGGTTGTTTCCGCGCAATCCTCACACCGGCGTTTTGGAAATAGGCGTTAAGGTTTATGAAAGCGATAATTCTAAACAAGAGAAATATGAAAAAGAGATTTTAGACTTTGGCAAACAAGAGCGTTTAGTACCAGTCATTCTGGAACAGGGAATTAATTATCTCTGTGGCGGAGCGGCTGTTTTTTATTATCCCCCTGATCCTATCACTAAAAAAGCAAAATTGATTTCTTTAAACCCTAAGGATTGTTTCCTCGGTTGGCGCGGCAGTCAGCTGGTTCAATTCGCTTACAAAGAATATGTTGGCGATAATAAGTTTAATTATTACTATTGGGATTTGGAAGAGTTTTTATTTCAAGACGGTAAGACTGGCCATATTGAGCGCAAGAAAAATGAGTATAACTTCATTCCGGTTTCTTGGGTTCCGAATAATCCTAAGCCCCATAGCCACGAGGGTAGGCCGAAATTATTGTCTTTGTATAATCTTGATCGCGCGTATAATTTCGCTTGCACTGATTTTGCGCGCCGCATTAGAGATAACACTGAGCCGCATTTGGTTTTATTCTCTGATAGTGTTTCGCTCACTGATGTTGACAGAGGTAGGAAAAAGAAAACAAAATTATCCAAAGATGATGATATGAAATATTTGGAATTGAAAGAAGGCAAAGAGGTTGTCGCGTATTTGGACTTGCTTGAGAGTAAGATAAAATCCAAAGCAGGCATTGTGGATAGCAGTGGCGCCGTGAAAGCCGCTGTTTCCGGATTGTCTTTGTCTTATCAATATTCAGATATGATGGATTTAATCGGTTTTATGCGTATAGCGTGGGATAGCGCTTTCAGGGAAATCAATAATGCTATTTTGGCTTATAGTTTTGGCGATAAGGAATACAAGACAGACCCGATATATCATCCTTTCATTTCATTAGACAATAAGCAAAGAGTTGATGAATATGTTTTAATGATTCAAAATAAATTAATTTCTCATCGCGACGCGATTGATGAATTGCGAGGCGTTGAAAGTCCGGATGAAAAATTAAAGGATATTATAGCAGAGGATAAATTATTAAACCCGGAACCTGTGGAAGATAAAAATAATTTTAATAAAAATCAAAATAAGTAGTTAATTTATTTAAATATAATAAACACTATGGACCCAAAAATGTTAAAACTGCTCCGCGCATTTCTCGGAGTTGACGACAAGCTCCTGCCTGATTCAATGTCTACCGACGATTTCGGCAAATTCATTGATGAGCAGAAAGGTAAGCTATTTGGCAATCCGGAGGATTTTAAAAACCTCCAGAAAATTTTAACGAAAAAAGATGTTGACTTTAATAAAACAAAGGCGGCTCTTGAAGCGTTAAAATCTAAAAAACCAAATAACAAAGACGACAAAAAGGAAACGGAGTTTGAGAAAATGTCAAAACTTTTGCAGACAAAATTGGATGATGTAACCAAGAAATTGGATAATATCAATAAAGTTCAAGAAACTGCGGAATTAAAACAAAAATACCCTGATATACTGCCCGAGCTTTTAGCCGGCAAAAAAGAGGAAGAGCAGACGGCTATTGTAGAAAAACAGCGGGCAATGAATAAAAAATTGTATGGTGATTCAAATCGTTTTAAGCAGCCTACTTATGAAGACGCTAATGATGTTGACAAGGCCATTGACGAAGTCAAGGCTAACAAAACAATGTCCAGCGCGACGCAGGCTGTTAAAATTATGCAGTTAGGCAGGGTAAAAGAAAATTTTTCAAATCCGCCCCTTGAGTCGTAACAATAAATATGTTGTTAGGCGATGTAAGATTTAGGGAAGATTTATCAAATGTTGTTGATCAGTTGTTGCTAACTGACGACGACATGAAGTTCCTTTCCATGGTAAATTTTTTACCAAAAATAAGAGATATTTTCGGCAAGCCGGTTGAGTCACAAAAACACGAATGGCTTGACGACGCGGCCCGGGCCGAGACGGCTAATGCAGGGCTATCCGGAGCAGGTCTTTTGTGGGACGCTGTCGCTGTGGTTGATCTTTTAACAATGGAAAATGCGGCTGCCGGCAAAAAGTTGCGTGTTGGCGATGTTCTGTTATTGCCGACTGGCGATGAGGTTGTCATTGTTAAGTCCATTGCGGCTGATTGGTTGACGATTAGCGTCTACGCTCGTGGCCACGGTTCATCTTCAGGCACAGCACAAGGTGCGGCCGTTTTCGCGATGAAGATTATCGGTAATGCTCAAATAGAAAATGGCGATCCTATTACCGCTGATTTTACTGTCCCGACTGCGGCTTATAATTACACTCAAATTTTTGAGGATGTTGCCGAAGTGTCCGGCACTGTAAGGCGTTCAAAAGCTGTTCAAGGCGATTACTTAGATTATTCCGTAGTTAAGAAATTGAAAGAGGCGTTGAAGTCTTTAAATTATGCAATGGTTGAGGGGCTTAAGAATCTGGACGCTACCAACAAAATCGGCACAATGGGCGGAGCGCGCGAGTTTGCGTCCACGCAAGTTTCAAATGTTGCCGGCGCGTTAAGCCTTGATACATTGTATGCCGCTATAATCGTTCATGTCACTGCTGGTAATTTTCCGTCAGCGATTCACGCTTCCCCGAAAATTATCGGTGATATAGAACAGTTGTTTGTCGGCAATGTAAGATATAAGGAAAGTGAGAAAAGAGCCGGTATGTCTGTTTCAAGCGTCAGTATGATGGGTTATAATGTGGAATTGCACATGGACAGGCACATCCGAACGACTGAGGCGTTGATTATGGATTATAACAGGGTTGCGTATGGCGCGCTTGAGGGCGGAGAATATGAGAGCGGTAATTTTGCCTCTTATCCTATTCTTAATAAAAGAAATGGTAAACAGGTTGCTACTCAAGTATTGGGCGAATATACAATGCGTTGCTCAAACAAGGGCGTAACCAGAGTGTACGGAGCTACCTAGACTAGAATGGTTTAATTTATTTAACCATAGTTTCGGTTGTGGGGTGGTATTTTATGAATACCACCCCCGGAACTATAAAAAAAGGTATGTCTAAAGAACAAAGACTATTTTGCCGTAAACATCCAATGACTGGAATCTATGGCATATGTCACAATCGCAAACAGATACAGATAAAAGATCGCGAAGTTTTTGCGACTGAGGATGAGGATTTGATTAAAATTTTTGAAAACGATCCTGAAATTGTGGGATTTGTCGCGCCGGTTGGCAATGAGGCGGCTCGCGAGGTTTTGGATTATAACGAAATGAGTGACGAGGAGTTGCTGGAACTTTGCAAGGCGCGCGATTTATGCAATCGAAAGGTAAAGGTTAAGAATACTGTAAAGAAAGATTTAATCGCTGTGCTGAAAGATTATGATAAAGATAATTCCGCGCCTGAGAATGACCAGGGCGAACAAACTTCAGAAATTAGTTAATTTATTTTTAGGTTGTCTCCTTTTGCGCTTCCTCCTCCTTGGTGCAAATGTGGCCGATGACCTAAAAATTAAGTTAATTATTAAATTTTAAATTTATGGTTATTGAAGACATTCAAGTTATAATTCGAAATAATATTGATGACGCTACAGCGGTTGTTAACGGGGCAATAGATCAATCGATCAAATTTTTGTCTAATTTTTTTCCTATTCGCAAGGTGGAATTTGGCGTTAATACTGTTGCGACCGGCGCAGTCAGCGTGGCCAAGCCGGCAAGATGTTTGAAAGTTTTGAAAGTTAAAATAGGCGATGATTTTATTAAAAAAGCGGACATGGAAAAAATGCAGGAAATAGAGGATGACGAAAGCCAGCGGTATTTTGTTGAGGACGATTTTATTTCTTCTGCCAGTAATTTAATCCGTTTGACAAAAGCAATAAGCGTTGCGCAAAATGGCGATAAAGTATATATTTGGTATTTAGCCGGTTTTGCTCCACTTGCCGGTGTCGCGCTTTCTGAGACGGATTTGCCGGAAAGATTAGAACCGCTGATGTTATCTTTCGCGACTTATTTTTATTACGGTATTCTGGTGAGTTATGTAAAAAATAATAAGGCGAGTTTTCCTAATATGACTTTGTGGGATGTGATCGCTATCTGGGACACTTGGCGCATTCATTCATTTGATTTATTGGAAATAATACAAAAACAGCATTTTAATTTAGAAGATTAAATTTTATGTCTAGAAATAATGATTCAATGCTTCCGTCCTTTTTAGCTGCTTCTGGGATGAAAGGCGTAATTGACGCTATAAATAAATTAGAGCAGACTATCCGACTAATTGGCGCGTATTTATTTGCTGACAATGAAACACCGGCAGGGCTTGTAGACGGAACTAATAAAATTTTTACTTTGGCGAATACTCCCGACCCTGCTTCATCTTTACGCGTTTATTTGGACGGCATGTATCAAGCGCCTGCCGGCGAGGATTATAATTTGAGTAATATAACAATAACTTTTATAAATGCTCCTTCCGTTGATGTTATCTTGAGGGTTTATTATCGTTATAAGTAGTATGTTAATTTCAGAATATTATTCAGACAATGAAACACCGAGCGGTGATATAAATGGATCTAATAAAATTTTCATAGCAAATAACACACCTAATCCTGTCGGTTCTTTGGAAGTCTTTTTAAATGGTTCCTTGCGTTCAAGAAGTGAGGACTATGACATTGTCGCGGACACTATAACTTTTGTATCCGCTCCATTGACTGATAGCATTTTAAGGATTTGTTATCGCTATAAATAAAAAAATATGTTAAAACCAATCCAAAAATTATTATTTACTTTATTTTTTATCATCGGCGGTGGAATGATTGTTTACGGCACCGTGGGTGCTGTTACGGTTCTAAAAGTTCCGCAGGGTGGCACAGGACAGTCAAGTTTTCAGGCTGGTGCTTATTTAATCGGTGACGGCACGAGTAAAATTGCTACCACAACAGGGGCGGCAGAAACAGACCCTGTATGGATTGCCTCATCTACCGACTGGATGAAATTGACTTCATGGTATTCTACAACAACCGATCAATTAAGCGAGGGTATAACAAATTTATATTTTTCAGATTCTCGCGTTGCTGATTATGTCAATGCGTCAACAACAATGCCTGTTGGAAATTGGAACACGGCTTATGGCTGGGGCGATCATGCAGCTGGCGGATATTACGCCGCCGCTAATTTTAATCCTGATTTTGACGCGCGACTAATCGCGACTACGACTTGGGCTGGTAATTTGACTGCAAGCGGTGATGTGGTTGGAAACAATTTAAACATTGCAAACTGGAATACCGCTTACGGCTGGGGCGATCATTCGGTTGGCGGATATTACGCCGCCGCTAATTTTAATCCTGATTTTGACGCGCGACTAATCGCGACTACGACTTGGGCTGGTAATTTGACTGCAAGCGGTGATGTGGTTGGAAACAATTTAAAC